CCGCCATGTCAGATGCCATGCGAAAACACCATAGAGGTGTGTTTGTGGCTGGAGTGGGTATGAAGGGTTTGACTGATCAGGTAATAGGATTAAAAGCAGGTGTTGGAGATTTTGCCAATGTGTTGGACGATGCGGCAAACGTGACAGGCAATCTTTATATCAAAGCATTAACACAATCATTCAAGTTGTTGGCACTGATGGTAGACAAACAGGTGGACAATTTTAAACAGATGTCAGAGGTAGGAATTCAATTCAGTGATGGTTTATTCACCACAAGAGAATTAGCACTTCAGGCCGGATTAACTTTGGATGCATTTTCTGATGCTGTGGCAACCAGTGCAGATTCTTTGGCATTGTTGTCAGGAAGTGTAAGAGGCGGAACAGAAAGATTTGCCAGCATCAGTAAACTTTTTCAAAATGAATTCAGTGGACAAGCGGCTGGCTTAGGTATGACATTTGAAGAAACCACAGGACTGTTGACAGACTACATAGAAATTCAAACTGCTGTTGGTAAATCTCAGTTCATGAGTAATAGACAATTGGTCAACGGTGCAAAAGCATTTTCATTAGAATTGGATTTGTTATCTTCGATAACAGGTAAGCAAAGAAAACAAATCGCCGATGCTATCAAACAAGACATGATGGACAAACGTATTCAAGGTATCATACAATCTTTAGAAAGTTCTGCTGTGCCAGGTATTCAGGCAATTTTGGGAAGTATGCAAGGGTTACCTTCAACCACACAAGATGCTATTAAAGAATTAATAGGCACAGGAGGCATTCCTCTGTCAGACATGGCACAGAGTCTTGTGAGGCTTAATCCTCAATTGGCAGGATTTGCGAAAAGAGTTCAAATGGGTCAAGGCAGTGTTTCAGAATTTGAATCTATTATTAGACAGACGGCAATGAGATCACAAAGCATGGGTGCAGGTGTGCAAAGAACAGGTGCTCTGCTTTCTGCAATGGGAGAAAATACACTGGCGGCTAATCTTGAATTATTTAGATTCACAGAATTTGGAAAACAAAGAAACAATGCAGAACGTGATCAAGCATCGGCAATGACAGACTCTAGTAATCAAATTGTTTCCTTTAAAAATTCTTTAAAAGATATTCAAAACTTTTTTATTCAAGGACTATTGATTCCTCTTGAACCTTTGGCAAAACTACTAGGAAATATGGCAAGAGGCCTATCTAGTGTCGTCGGTTTTTTAACACAATCACAAAATGGATTTTTAGGTGTTGTGGGAGGTCTCACAGCATTCGGTATTGTGATCGGTAGCACCATTGCATTAACCAAAGGTCTGGGTCTGGCTTTTTCAGGTTTAACAAGAATGTTTGGCAGGATGATGCCAAGTTTAGGTGGCGGCGGTGCCATGCGTAACGTGGCTGGCGGTGCCAAACTGCTAGGTGCTGTAGGACCAGCGGCGGCTAAAGGGGGTGCGTTTGCTGGTTTAGGTATTGGTGCTTTGTTAGGTTTATCAGGTGCTGGTGCTGGTTTAGGTATTGCGGCAATAGGAAAAGGATTACAAACTTTTAACAATGTAAACGCAGAAAATCTATCCAGTGTGGCAGATGCCAGCCAGAAATTGATAGCAACACTGGTTTCCGGTGTGACCAATCCAGTGGATCTTACCAGAAGTGTGTCAGGCTTAAAAATTTATGCCAAAACTATATCAGATGTGTTGAATGATATTGACAAAGACAAACTTTCCGTGTATACTACAAAGTTAGAAGCACTAGCAGATGCATTTAAAGAAGTTAATTCGAGTATGAGTGGAGCAATTACAACAACCGGAAGAACCAGCACAGACAAGTTGGATTCGATAAGTACTTTGCTTAAAGAAATTAAGTTGGTAATGGAAGACGTGAGCAACAGTAACAAACAGATTTCAAGAAAAACTGCCAATAATAACGTGTACAACACATAGGATTTAGAATGAGCTGGAAAAGATATTTTACACAGGTTCCAACAAGCAGTGATGTTACAGGTGCATCATCGCCAATGGGATCAACATCATCTGGAACAGCAGGTCCGGCAAAAACAAACTATTCATCATATCTTCCTGACGTTTACACAGGTTCACCAAACAGAATCGAAAGATACGGACAGTACAACACAATGGATCTTGACTCCGAAGTAAATGCGGCTTTAGATATCCTAGCAGAATTTTGTACACAACAAAATCCAAACAACAATACATCATTCAAGATGCATTTCAAACAGAAAGCAACCAATTCAGAAGTACAAATTTTAAAACAATATCTACAACAGTGGACAAAATTAAACGACTTTAACAAAAGAATGTTTAAGATCCTGCGTAACATTTTCAAATACGGCGATGCATTTTTTATCAGAGATCCGGAAACTAAAAAATGGTTCCATGTTGATCCTGCAAAAGTTACAAAAATTATTGTGAATGAAAGCACAGGAAAAACTCCAGAGCAATACATCATCAAAGATATAAATTTTAATTTTAAAAGCATGGTTGCAACAACGCCATATCAAACAAACGGTAATGTTACTGGCGGTGGATCAGGATACTTGACTGGCGGAGCAAGAGGTTATGTAGGTGCAAGTGGTCATGACTACGCAACATCATCAGGTTCAAGATTTTCCACAGGAATGAAAGAAATTGCAGTGGATTCAGAACATGTTGTGCATTTAAGTTTATCTGAAGGACTGGACAACAATTTTCCATTTGGAAATTCATTGTTGGAAGCAGTGTTTAAAGTTTTCAAACAAAAAGAATTACTGGAAGATGCTATTATTATATACAGAACACAGAGAGCACCAGAAAGACGTGTGTTCTACATTGACGTAGGTAACATGCCCAGTCACTTGGCTATGCAATTTGTTGAAAGAGTCAAAACAGAAATACACCAAAGACGTATTCCTTCAGCAACAGGTGGCGGAACAAGTGTAATTGATTCAGCATATAATCCATTATCAACCAATGAAGATTACTTTTTCCCACAAACAGCAGAAGGTAGAGGTTCTAAAGTTGAAACATTACCTGGTGGCACAAACTTAGGCGAGATTGATGACCTTAAATTCTTTACAAACAAACTGTTTAGAGGTTTAAGAATACCAAGCAGTTATTTGCCAACAGGTGCAGATGATTCAAACAGTCAATACAACGATGGCAGAGTTGGTACAGCATACATTCAAGAATTGAGATTTAACAAATACTGTGAAAGACTGCAAAATTTAATTGTAGACGAGTTTGACACAGAGTTCAAAAGATACTTGTTAGAGAAAGGCATCAACATAGACACGTCTATGTTTGATTTGCAACTGCAACAACCTATGAACTTTGCTTCATACAGACAAGCAGAACTCGACAACCAGAGAATTGGAACATTTACACAATTGAGTGCTGTGCCTGAAATTAGCAAACGTTATGCTCTTTCAAGATTCTTAGGATTGTCAGCAGAAGAGATGGCAGAAAACGAAAGATTGTGGAGAGAAGAAAACGATGAAACACTAGGCGCCAGACCAACTGAAAGCACAGGTGAATTGAGAAGTGCAGGAATCAGCGGAGCCAACATTGATGCTGACCTGGGTGCAGTTGATCAAGAAGCAGACACAGAAGAAACTCCAACAGGAGACCAATCTCCCGTGGGTACATCAACTCCTACTCCAGATCAAACAGGCGGTGGAGGAGAAACACCACCTACTACATAAATATTATCATGATTTTAAGAGAACTTTTTTACTTTGACAAAAACACAATGGAGAATGGCGACAACAAAGGTTATTCTTCAGAATATGATCAGTCTATTGTGTCAAAAGATGACACACGCAAAACAAGATTAACTCTTAAGCAAATCAACAGAGCTCGCAAAGCAGGCGAATTCCATCAAGAAGAACAAGAAAAAGAATTAGAATTTGTTAGACAGATGTACTCTGTGAATAATCAAGCAGAGATGTAATAATGTCCACAGCGTTTGTTCTGGGCAACGGCACCAGTAGACGAGACATTCCACTAGAACCATTAAAAGACTACGGCAAAATATATGCCTGTAATGCGGTGTATAGATCGTTTGATCCAGATTACTTGGTGGCTGTGGATGCCAAAATGATTTATGAAATCTGTGGTCAAAACTATCAACATAAAGTGCCTGTGTGGACCAACGAAAACAGAGCATTCAAGAAATTTAAAAATCTAAACTACTTTTCACCACCACTGGGTTGGTCTTCTGGACCAACAGCACTGCATCTGGCCTCCAAACATGCCCACCAAACCATATATATCCTGGGCTTTGACTATGTTGGCACCAAGGATGGCAAGTTGAACAACCTGTTTGGAAACACACCCAACTACAAAAAGGCCTCAGATGTTGCCACATACCACGGAAACTGGATGCGTCAGAGTTGTATTGTACTACAAAAAAATTCTTTAAAGAGATATATACGAGTAGTCGGAGATAGTAAATCGACGTTCAAGGCGCAAGATTTACAAAAATACGCGAATTACAGTGAGATTACTGTTTCCGAGTTCAAGAACACACACAACCTGTAACGAAACGGGCCGTTTTGGGCCTATTACCTACCGTTTTGACTAATTAAAACTAAATAATATTTGACAGAACTACAATCTTAACATACGGGAGAAAACAAATGTCAGAACAAAAAAATAAGTTCGAAGCAATGTTGGAAAAACTCGTGGCCGATGACAAACAAGCGGCTGAAGACTTATTCCACGATATTGTTGTAGAAAAATCTAGACAGATTTACGAAAATCTTCTTGAAGGCGACTTAGAAGACGTTAAAGTTGACGAAAAAGCCAAAGAAGATAAAAAAGAAGATGAATCAGTAGAAGAAAAAGCAGATGCTTCTGAAAAAGAAGAAGACGCTGTAGAAGAAAAAACTGATGCTTCTGAAAAAGAAGAAGACGCTGTAGAAGAAAAAGCAGAAGAATCTGAAAAAGAAGAAGACAAAGTTGAAGAAGAAACTACAGATGAAAATGCTGAAATTCCTGCTGAGCAAGAAATTTCGCAAGAAATGGGCGGAGATGCTACAGACGACATGATCGGTGACATCGAAGCGGACAAAGGCGAAGAAGATGACTCTGAAAACGGTGAAGAAGAAATCGAAGACAGAGTTGTTGATTTAGAAGATGCTATTGATGACCTTAA